GACGGATAATCGCCGCAAGCTCGTTTGGAAAACGAGTATCGGTAATAATCCAAAACTTATCCGCAACCGCAGTGCTACTTTCGCCATCCTCCTTCGTATCCACCCCGTTACTAGTCTTGTATTCTGACATCAAGGCATTAACCCATGTGTCAGTATGTAAGCCGTCTCGCATTGCTTCAGTACCTAATAATTGCAATAAATCTCTTACAGTCATTGGCTCTGAAGATATAAGTTCGCCTTTTAAATAAAGTGGTTTGTTCCACTCTGGGCCTAAATTAGTTTTCTTAAACTCTTGATCTTCAAATTTTTCTTTTGGTATACCTGTAAGTAAAGCGGCAATCTCTTTGAGTTTGCCAGCCCACTTTTTTACTTCCCATTGCTTATCATTTGCTAATTCCATAATGATAGCTGCTACCGTGTCTTTGCCGGATCCTATTTTGCCACTAACTGAAATAATCATTCTTAGTTTGGTTTTTTATTGAAAAATCTTCTAATAACATAACTACGTACAATACTTAATGCAGTAAATAATACAGTTACTAATCCTAATTGACTATATGTATAAGTCATACCAACCATACTATAAATGATTGGACTAAAGATTAAAGTTGTTAATAATCCAATTGTCGTATTGGATAGACTTTCTAATGCAGAATTAAGTTTAGTTTGTGTTCCCATTATTTTTCAGATTTAAGTAACGCTGAAACTTCTTTATCAGTCTTGCCGTATTTTTTAATAATCTCACGCAAAGCGTTAATGTCTTTGTCAGTATACATATCAATGTATTCCATAGCTTCTTTTTCTGAAACTGCGAAATGCATTGATAGTAATTCTACTAACTTCTGATTGTATTTATCAGCCTTCTTTCCTTTGAGATACTTATTAAATTGTCTTTGTTTAGGAAGTATATCATAATACAACTTATAAGTCTCTGCTGGAGATATTTGACCTATTGTATATCGCTGCAATTCATTAATTAACTCTATGAAATCCATATTCATAGATAACCAACGATTAATAATGTAAGGAGTGAAAGATTTTTTATCAGCTTCACTTAACTTGTCCCACGCAACCTTTCTATCAGTTAAGTGAGCCATATGGTCAAATATGCTAGCTGCTTTTTTCGTTTCACTATTATTATACATCTAAATCAAACTCTTTATTAATGTTACCACAGGAAACGCACATAAATACCTGCACCGGAATAATTTGGTCATCTTTTGTACCTGCCATGATCTTTGATACCTTACGGAATTTCATAGCTGTCATAAACATATCACTATCACATTCTGCATTGTCACATACAATTGCAGTGGTTTTTTTAATGTCAATTTGTTGCTGTTGTGCTACTTTCTTTTGCATAATTTTTTAATATAATTCATTTATAATTTTAACAAACATTGCACATACATTAATTTCTTTATCTACTGCAAAAGAATCTTGATATTGAGCTTCTGCGATAATAAGAATAATTGATGCAATATGCCCTGTTGCAAATGTATCAAGATTATCATAAAGATGTCTATACAATGATGTATAATCTTTAACTTGAGAATCTGCTAACAATTGGCGAATTGAAGTAAATAACTGTTTCTTATCAGGTTTAGCTGATAATAACTCAATAACCTTATCCATATAATTGGCTTCGATTAAAGATTGTTTATCTATCTTCAATTCACCATTAACTACTTGACGCTGGCAGGAGTTAAGTATCCTTCGAATATCTGGATACCCTGCATTGATAATTGAAACCAAATCTTCTGGCTTCGCCGTAACTCCTTCATGTTGAAGTATTGAATTAACACGAATTGCTACATCTTTCTTTGACGGAGGAGTAATACCAAATACCTGACATCTTGACTGAATAGGATCGATAATTTTTTCAACGTAATTACACGTTAAAACAAACCTAGTAGTCTTTGAAAATGTTTCCATCAAATTACGGAGTGCAGCTTGCGCATTAGGAGTCAAGTAGTCGGCTTCGTCTAGGATAATTAATTTCCATTGACGAAAGCCTATTGTGCTAGCAAAGTTCTTTATTTTTTCTCTAACAGTATCTACATTGTTTTCATCTGATGCATTAATATACATCAAATCGCAATCTATATTTTTAGCAATTAATTTTGCTAAAGTAGTTTTACCTGTACCGGCTGTACCATATAGAAGCAAATGCGGAACATCTCCATTCTCGAGATAGATACGAACCTTTTCAACAATGGCTTGGTTACCTACATAACCTTCTAAAGTATCGGGTCTATATTTCTCGACCCAGAGTGTGTGTTCCGTATTTCCAAACATATTAGGATATTGTTAATTTTACAAGATAATAAGTTGCTGTATAATCAGCATTTTCAAAAGTTACTTTTGCTAAACCTTTAGAAGACACTTCTAACATTCCTGTTGCGTCTGCATTAGCATTTAAGATCTCTTTGAATAATTTAGCAGAGAAACAAACCGTATCCATTTGCACCTGCTCTTTAGCAATAGTCTTAAATACAATTCTATTTGTATTAACACTAGAGTGATTGATAATAATTTTAGTCGCTTCGCCATCACATTGAACACCAAAGTTATCTGACTCTGGCAATGCATTAGCTGCTTTCTTAAAATTATTTGCAAAGTCTTTGTTTAATTCAATTTTAACATCGAAGTCAGGCAATGACTTTAAGTTTGGCACTTGACGTATAACTGATAAATCAGCTAACATGTAAGTTACATTTGTGCTTGAATCTTTGAAATTTATTGAGTAGATTTTCTTATCTATCTCGCCAAATGTAATATCCATTTTCTCGTCTACTGCACTTAACATTTTTACTAACTGAGAAGTTGCATAAACTCCTAGCTCGGCATCATTAGCTTCAAAATTATTTAAAGATACTTCTCCGATTACGTTTTGATCGGCGCTAATAAAATTAGTAGTCAATTTTTTATCTACTACTACCAATTTAGCACTGTCGGTATTACCAGCTAAGAAATAGCGATTGATAAACCCAATTAATTTACTCTTTTCCATTTTTATTTTTTATTTTATTAAATATAAGTAATTCTTTTGTATAATCAAAATTAATATTCAACTTGTTGCTGATTTTGTTTGATTTCTTCTGGAACTAATACTACAGCACATTCAGTCGTCATAATCATTGATGCTACCGATGCTGCATTTTGAATTGCTACTCGAGTAACTTTTGCAGGATCAATAATACCAGCATCGAACATATTTACATACTGATCATTTCTAGCATCATATCCTACTTGTTTAGTTGATCTTAACACTTCTTTAATTACTACCGAACCTTCTAATCCAGCATTAAAGCAGATTTGACGAAGTGGCTCTTCGATTGCTTTCTTAATAATTTGAACTCCAATCTTTTCATCTTCATTCGTAACCTCTAATGTATTCAAAGCTTCGATTGAATGAATTAAAGCTACACCTCCACCTGGAACAATTCCTTCTTCTATCGCTGCTTTTGTCGCTGCTAATGCATCATCTACGCGATCTTTCTTTTCTTTCATTTCAATTTCAGAAGCGGCGCCGATATAAAGTATTGCTACGCCTCCTGTCAATTTTGCTAAACGATCTTGAAGCTTTTCCTTTTCAAAGTCTGATTTAGAAGTGTCAATTTGATTTTTAATTGTCTTAACTCTTTCAATAATAGCTTCTTTCTCGCCAGCTCCGTCTACAATAATAGTTGAATCTTTACCTACAATTACTTTTGCAGCCTCGCCTAAATGACTTAATTCAACGTCTTCTAATTTAATACCTAACTCTTCAGTAATTAAAGTACCTCCTGTTAAGATTGCAATATCTTGAAGCATTTCTTTTCGTTTCTCACCAAAGCCTGGAGCTTTTACAGCAGCTACCTTTAAACCTGCTCTTACTCTATTAACAACTAAAGTTGCTAATGCTTCTTGATCGACGTCTTCTGCAATAATTAAAAATGGATTTCCTGTGCTTACTGCCTTTTCTAAAATTGGAAGTAAGTCTGACATCATAGAAATCTTTTTATCATAAATTAATATGATTGGATTTTCCATAATAGCTTCCATTTTCTCTGTATTATTAACAAAGTAAGGAGATAAATAACCTCTATCAAATTGTAAACCTTCTACAGTTTTCAATTCAGTTTCCATACCTTTAGCCTCTTCTACAGTTACTACACCATCTTTACCTACTATCTTAATAGCTTCTGAAATTAACTCTCCTATCGAAGTGTCATTATTAGCTGAGATAGTAGCTATCTGTTTAATTTTATCTGGATCTGTCCCAACTAATTGAGACATATCTTTAATGCTATTAACAACAACATCAACTGCTTTATCAATGCCACGTTTAACATCAATTGGATTAGCTCCTGTTGCAATTGCTTTCAAGCCTGAAGTTAAAATAGCTTGAGCTAATACAGTTGCTGTAGTAGTGCCATCGCCTGCTTCAGTTGCTGTTTTAGATGCAACTTCTTTAACCATTTGTGCTCCCATATTTTCTAATGGGTCAGATAACTCAATTTCCTTTGCTACAGTAACGCCGTCTTTGGTAATAATTGGAGAACCAAATTTCTTACCAATAACTACATTTCTGCCTTTCGGCCCTAAAGTAACAGCTACCGCTGTTGCTAATTTTCGAACACCTGCTTGTATGCCTTTTCTAGCATCTTCATTAAAATACAATTCTCTAGTCATAAATTTAATTTTCTTTTTTAATTTTGTTTATTTTATTCCAAGGCTCTTTACCTTTATGTGATTCTGACAATTTCTGTGTTTTCTGTTTCTGTTATGTCTTCTTTCTTTACTCTTTTCTTAACCACTTTTGGTTCAGGCTTATCAAATTCAGTGAAATCGAAATACTCTGTTGCGACTTCTTTTGCTATATTCATTACATTCTCTCCGCCATACTTAACATAAAATTGTCGATATCTTTCATACACTGCAATTGGATCTGAAGAGTGGAACATTTCTTCCATCGATCGTAATATTTGAATTAAATCATTTGGAATTAATTCTGCTAACACTTCTAAAGGACAGCTATTAACTAATTTTTCAACATTGTCTGACGTATATAAATACATATACAAATTGTGATATGTTAAACGAGTAACTGCTTCTGTTGAATAATTTTCAACAATATCCCAAGTTAAATACGGAACGCCTGGATGATTAATTAATGAAGGGACGTGACCTGTTTTTGGATATCCTAATTTGCTACCATCTTTAGGAAAGTATAACATATTAAATACTTGATCTTTCCAATTCGGACTCCATACCATTTGACCAAAGATTGGATATTGACCTGGAGATGAACTATCAGTCGATACAGTAATTCTATTGTCAGTATATTCATTCATCAATTTTTGCATTTGTGCTAACACAAAGAAATCTGATACTTTTGAAATACCTAATAAATGAACCCAAGTATTGTTTTTATTGTCAAACTCTTTTTCTTTGATCATTAATGCTAAGATATACATA